ATGGCTCCGAACAAGACGCTGAGAAGGTTCTGCTGGACTCTTAACAACTATACCGAAGATGACGTCGATCAACTTCAGAAGGACCTCCCTGAGTTATGTAAATTTACTATATTTGGTAGAGAAGTTTGCCCTACAACTGGAACAAAACATCTGCAGGGATTTTGGTAAATATAACAACTAGTGCAATTCGAGAGATAGAAATGCCCAGGAGAGCCGCCCGACCCCGCTACGAGGGGGTCACCCCTGGCCTCGCTACGCTCGGCCGGGGCCCCGACCCCCTCTACGCGGGGCGGGCTCCGTGCATAGTGTTATAACATGTGTGTCTCATTTCAGTAATCTGCAGCGACCCAAAAGATTCAATAACATTCGCGAAATATTTAAAGGACGCGCGCACATTGAAGGAGCTAAAGGATCAGATCAGGATAATCAAAGGTACTGTTCTAAATCTGGTGAGGTTTGGTCACACGGAGAACCATGTAATCAAGGAGCTCGAAGCGATCTCGAAGAGGTTGTTTCTATCATTAAAGGAGGAGAAAGAGATGTTAAAGCAGTGGCCCTTCAGTGCCCAACAGCGTACATTAAATATTTTAAGGGAATTGAAAACTACATTAGAATATATCATGCCACTCCAGAGCGAGATTTTAAAACAGAAGTGTACTTCTTCTGGGGACCAACTGGAGCAGGAAAATCCAGAACTGCACGCGAACAAGCGCTCGCGACTGGATTACGGGTATACTACAAACCTAGAGGAGACTGGTGGGACGGATACAACGGACATGAATGCGTCATCTTCGATGACTTCTACGGATGGATAAAATACGACGAAGTACTTAAGATATGCGATCGTTATCCTTATCGCGTACCAGTCAAAGGTGGATACGAGAATTTTATTGCGAAAAAAATATGGTTTACGTCAAACAAACCACTTGAACAAATATACAAATTTATTGATTACGAACCTAGCGCATGGAGAAGGAGATTGACTGTAGAACGAGAATTCTTTTATGAATAAATCTTTATTAACCCAAAAAACTCTTTTGATTATAAAATGTAACCTTTATTTCCGTTTCGATTTCATATTGCCTAATGTGTGTAGAACCCTCTTGCTGGTCTGCGGACCATAAATATAACCCGCAATAATGCGGAAGAGTCGCCGTATTTGAATTGAGTTCAATCCGCGGTCGCCAATTAATTTTCCCATATTGGGGCGTCGTAATCCCAGCATACCCAGTAGCAGTAAGAACAGCAGGAACAAAACGCCGCACGGACCCACTGAGCCCATTATACGACTTACACTTGTCGATAGTAACGATCCCAGTTGAATTAATAGAAGTAGGGCCAGGCTTATGCCAAGGTGCTGAATAATATCTAGGTACCGGAGTAGTATCAGCAGCAACGTTAAATAAAGGGTTGACCTTGACTTTAACAGACCAAATACGATAGGCTTCAAAATAATTAATAAAAGTGGCGGCTTCGGTAAAATCCGAGACAGCCGGAGATATTTGCAGTAGGTATCCAGTTTTGCCCTCTACCGGAGCAACGTATAAACTCTTCATAGAAACCGTGATATTTCCTGTCCGCTGACGTCGTCTGACCTTGCGTAATCGTCGGCGTACGTGCCGAATTGCGCGTCGTTTTCGCCTTATCGGTGCGCGCATGCGCACTCCTCGGCGTCTGAAGGCCATCTCTGTCGCTATGCACGGAGCATGTCTATATATAGATCGGGCGCGGAGTGGGGGACCAATCAGCGTGCGTTACGGAGTGTTACGAAGTGGCGGGTAATACTAGCCCGCCACTTCGTTGCCTATATAATCGCATAATATTCGTGCTAAGCCCAA